CGACGCTCTTCCGATCTGTAGAAGAAGCTCCTAAGAAATCATTCGAAGGTTCATTTGGAAAACTTTTTAAAGCTACTATTAACGAACAATTCCCTGGTCAAGACGAAATGTCATCACCAGAAGTAGAAATGGAAGTTGAAGTACCTACATCCAACGATGAAATGATGGATGAACTCGAAGGTGAAGCTGATGAAGTTTCCGACCTCGTTTCCGATCTCAAAGATCTTATGTCAAAACTTCAATCAATTCTTGACAAAGTAACTGAAGAAGCTGGTTCAGAAGAAGAACACGATGAAGTAGAATCTGAATTCGGTGATGAAGAAAATTCAGAAGAAAAAGAAGCTGAAGAAGAAGTAAAACAAGAATCAGTTGAAGAAGCAACAGAATTAAAGCCGCTCGGTGATAAGAGCAAAGTTCTTCAAAACAAGAATAACAAAGTCGGCGGCGCACCAAAAGTACATGGCGGTAAAGCACAAGGCGGAGACGTCGATGCAGATCCAGAATTAAAGCCAGCCAAGTCATTTGACAAAGCTCTTCAATCAGTAAAGGGTAAGCCTGAAGTTAAATCAACAGTTAAAAAAGGCGAATTCTTTAAATAAGAAGTCTAAACAGAAATTAATAGACGACCCCGAAAGGGGTCGTTTCTGTTTATAGGGAATAGCTTAAATACAATATATGAAGAAACTGTTTCAAGAGGAACTTGATAAAGCTTACCTCAAGTATCATACAAACCCTATTAGTCCTAATTCTTTAGATCCTCGTGTATGGTACTTCTTACCTCAGGGCGGTGACCCAAAATTACAGCCTGAAGTTAAAACTCAAATTCTTCAAGATATTGAACGTATTAATCAAGCTGAACACGAAGGTATAAAGAAAAGAGTTTGGGATTACTTTATTGTTGGCCCGGTACTAGATGAACACTCTTCAGAAAAATGTTCTTTAAATGTTTTAGTTCAAATTAACAAAACAAATTTAGACGACATGCTTAAAGAAAGAATTCTTCAGACAATTAAACAGATTAACGGACGACTAGCTACAGGCACTCTACACCCCATCTATTATATTCCTACAATTAGAGATCTAAACAAAGAACAGTACCCGGCAATTTACCACCCGTTCACAGAAAAATGGATCAAGAAGCCTAGATTCCTTGGTGAGGCAAAAACTGATTTAGAAAACCTTCATAAAGAACCTGCAAACCAAAAACGCAAATACTCTTTAAAGAAAGGAATAAAAAAACTAACAACAATTTAAAATGGAAAAGGTCCGTTATCTAGACAAAAAAATAAACGATAACGAGAGAAATCTGGTATCTGGTTATTGGCAAGAACAAATTGAGCATTACGGTGCTGAGGTAACCTATTACACTCATGGTTATACTCTTTCTACTCATTATTACCTGTACGGAGAAGATCCCACCACTCCATTCTTGTCAGCCGGGCCTATGATTATGATCACTGATATCACAAACGATGCTATTATGCTTTCTAAGTTTGGTATTATGGCCGATTGTGATATGACCTGTGTCATCCATATTAAAACCTTTCAAGATTATTTTGGTAGTTACAGAGAACCAAAAGCAGGAGACCTTATTGAATTAAAAGAATATGGCGGCCATGGAGATAGACCTGGTGGTAGAGGAGCTCCAGTATATGAAATAACCGAGCGTGATGATCAAAACCTACAATTTAATGCTAATGCTCTAATGGGTCATTATATATGGGTTATGAAATGTAAACGTTGGGAATACTCATACGAACCAGGTACACCTCAAGAAAATCTCAACGTTCAATTTAATGACGATGAAGAATATGGAAGAGAAGCGGGCGGGGCCAATCCTGAAAATCTTACACAGCCTTACGAACAATCAAATGATAAAGCCGCAAAATGTATTGTTGATGAAAATGCCCGGGATATATCTGAGCCCTATGGCTATTATGGAAATATACCTGAATTATAAAGGGCCCAGTGTTTAGAAGTAATTTGTCTTTTACATTTTAAAGCGTGTACATCAATCCCCTCTTTCCTCCATTCATAACATGCTTTTGTGATAATATCACTAGTTTGTACATGAATAAGAGTTAAAGAAGATACATCCTTCTTTCCTCCTTTTTTAGTGTTAAGGGGCGTTCTGCCCTTGCGAGGGTCAATCCAATCAGGACCATGAATCTCTTTTGCTGTTTTACCTTTTAAGGGACTAACATAATTAGAACTTCGTTGTTTATGTCTTTCTTTTTGAGCTTTTGCAATATTATGTTTATGTTCTTCAGTTAAAATTGCACCAGCTCTTAAAGGCGGTTTAGCAGCAATTTTACACAAATTAAAACCTATCTTTTCATCCCATGGCTTTAAAGCATCTAAGTATTTTTGTTCTAATAAAATTAAATTATTATAATTTATATTATTATCAACACATTCAATACATTCAATTTTAAAAGATAGTTCACCGTATTTATTATATGTGTTTTGTAGACTTTTATTGATATGTTTATTAATACGTAAATTATTAAAATGAGACCTGATTCTAGTTTTAATTTCTATAGAGCTACCTATATAAAAACGTTTATTAACAGTACAAGTTATTTTATATATACCTGCATTTGTAGTATTATTTTTAATATTTTTGTGTATATTGTTTTGTAAGTTATCCATAATTAGTGAGACGGGACAGCTCCTAGTTATCCGGGAGTTGGTATATAGCTCTAACTACATACCTAACCGTCTATATTATTTATTCTATACGATTAAATAACTAATATGAACGTACTCCCTCGTTATACATCTGGCTCGACTAACTTTAACTCCGTTATTACGAGTTATGATGCATTGGCACAAAGAATTCGCAGACAAATGGGAGAGCCCTTGGTTAACGTTGAAATAGCTAATGAGCAGATTTATGATAACATTGCCCAGGCTATGGAGTTCTTTACTAAGTACGCCGGGTATACCGAAGAGTTCTTAATCTTTGATTCTACAAAATATGTTAGAGGTGTTGGTATAGATGTAGCTACTCTTATTAATCAAACCCCAGAGATGTATAAGTCTCAGACCCCTGGCTTGTCAGCCGGTTACGATTACGATTTAAATTCATATAGAAGAGTATTAGACTGCTTTTCATTTACGTACGGTGAAACTACCGGCATCAATACACTCTTTACTTTAGAGCAGGCCATGGCCCAGCAAATCTATTCTAGTTACATGATTGGTAACTTTGGGTTTGATCTTATAACTTGGGAAGTACTTAAGGGCTTTATTGACACAAGAACAAAAGTCCTAGCTATGACCCCGCACTATAGATTTGATCCAAAAAATCAAAATCTTAGAATTATCCCTGAACCAATTCCTGAACAATCCTATCTTGGTGTCATTGGTTGTTATATAGAAAGACCTATTAAAGATCTTATTAATGAAAGATGGATTTACCGTTATGCTTTAGCTCTTTCGAAAATTACAGTTGGTAACGTAAGAGGTAAATTCGGTGGTACAAATCTCTTTGGTGGCGGACAAGTTAACTATCAAGACTTTATGTCTCAAGGTATCACTGAACGAGATGCTCTAGAAAACGAATTAAAAAATACCTATGAAGACGTTACAGGGGCAATGTTCTTCATAGGATAAATAACTTTATGGACTTTAATAATACAGTATTAGAAATTTTAGAAGAAGCTAAATCAGCTCGTTGTACAAAAGTTACAAAGAAAGCTTCATCAACACGTCCGGGGAAAAAGTGGATGAAGTGTGTAAAATCTGGTTCAGGTTATAAGCGTATTCATTGGGGTCAAGCCGGTGTAAGAGTTACCGGTAAGTCTGGTAACACCAAGCGTAAAAAATCATTCAGAGCGCGTCACAAATGCTCAACAGCTAAACCAGGCACTCCCCGATACCAGGCATGTAAGGACTGGTGAATGAACCGCAAAAGAACATCTAAGTTTAAACAGGGCATTTTTAACCCAGTAAACAAAGACAAATACAAAGGTACATTACCAGTACTTTATCGTTCTTCATATGAAATAAAATTCATGCGCTGGTGCGATCACAACCCCGCTGTAATATCCTGGGGGTCAGAATCAGTTATAGTGCCTTATCAAAACCCTCTTACACAAAAAGTATCTAGATACTTTGTTGACTTTAACATAACTTTAAGAAATAAAAACGGTGAACTTAAAAAATACCTTGTAGAAATAAAACCTTCTATACAAACCTTACCTCCTAAGCCCGGTAAGAATACAAGAGCATTACTTAGGCGTCAAGCCGAGTATGTTAAAAACCAGGCAAAGTGGCAAGCAGCTACTCAGTTCGCAACTAAAAAGGGCTCAGAGTTCGTTGTCTTGACCGAGAAACACTTAGGCCTTTGAAGAATACTTTCTTGTTTTACTTTCCGTTTG